CTTGTATTACAGCATCTAAATAATCTGCACCAAACCCTTGCATTAATGCAAAATGCTTCTCAGCTTCAGCTTTTTTCTTAGCCCTGCCTTTAGCTTCAGCATCTGCTACTTCTTTTTCAAAAGAAATTTTCTGATCAAGGAGATCCTTAAATATACTTCTTTCACTTTCTAGGGCTCTTAATCTTTCCTTTTCTTTTAAATCAGTTTGCTTTGATGCAAATTCTGAGCTTTTTTGCTCTGTAAAATTTACAGTGTCTTTCCATAACCACTTTAAGCCTTTTATTATATCAACCTGTGAGTCTTTTTCTATATCCAACTCTTTAGCTTTTGCTAATCTTATTGCTTTTAGCCTTGCAATAGTATTTCTACTTGTAAGGTCATTAATTCTTTTTTCAAACTTTTCTTTAGCTTTTATTTGCTTTTCATTACTGAGCTCATTAAAATTCATTAATTTTTTTTCTATATCAACAATTTCTTTTGCTAAACCTTTTCTTTCAGATAATACTTTAGCCTTGTTTTCTTTCCAGAATTTTGCTCTTTTTGCTTCCTTTTTTTTAGCATCAAGCTCAAGCTCTGTCTGTGCATCTTTGAATACTTTAAATAAACCAGAGTAACTTTTAAATATATCAGTTCCTTTTATTGCACTTTGTATTTTTTTTAAATTATTAGATACAGATACAAATCTTTTATTTAGCGTCAACTCAAAGTCCACAAAATCTAGTTGCCTAGCATCTTTTAAGCCTAGTCTATATTGTTTATTCAGATTTAGTACTTTATCATAATACTCTTTATCAACTTTTCTCTGTTTTTCCCTGTTTTTAGCTAAAATCTTAGTCCCTATATCGGCTTTTCTGATATTCTCCTCATGCTCCTCTTTGAGCACCTGTAACCCTTTGTAATACTCTTTATACTGTGCAAGAATAAGACTTCTTGACTCTTTATCTTGCTTTTCAGAAATCTTTTTTACTTTTGCCAACTCCTTAGAAGTAAGCATTTCTGCTTCCACTCTACCTTGATTAAATTCAATCAACTCTTTAAGTTGAACTTCAGCCATTGTTTTTGTTCCAGTCGTTATTTCTGCTAAGGTCCAGCCTATAGCGTTTCCTAGACCTACAAATACTTCACTCATTACATTTACAGAGTTGGTAAATGCTGTCTCAAGTGTTTTTATAGCCTTAGTGCCTTGTGTGTTCATTTTTATAAAATCATCTGTCAATTCTCCTGTTATAACCTGACCTTTCTTAAGTATTTCATTTAAAAAAGCTTGGGATTGCTCAGCTTCAGTTAATTTATCTTTTGTTTTGCCTAATACGGCTGCATATTCTGTATCTATCTTGACTTTATTAATCATTATACCTAAGTTATCAGCTATAAGCTTTTGCTGTCTGGCTGTAGAGGTTATTAAATCGTCAAAAGCTTGCTTTGTATCAATTCCCATTACTACAGCTAGCTTAGAGGATATTTTCATTAATTTTGTTAATTTCCCATTGCCTAGCTCGATTCCAAATGCCATAGCTTTATTAGCAGCAGTTACCATGTCGAATTTGTTTGCAAGCCCAAAAGTTGCATCAGAAGTGCTAATTAACTGATTATATACATCCTTAGATTTTAACTCCAATATCTTAAGTGCTAAAGTTTGCTTTTCTGAGCTTTTAATCATCTCTTTTCCAGCATTAAGAATTGTTGCACCCATTACACCTTCAACAACTTTTCCCACTTTCTTAAACATTTTTTCCATGTCTGATGTAGTTTTCTTAGTCTCATTTTTAAGCTTCTCAAGATCTTTTTTTACTTCACTAAGCTCTTTCTTCATTTCAGACTGTACTTTAATTATAAGCTGTATTTCATTCATTTTTAGCCTCCTTTTTCCTAGCATATTCAGAGGTTTCATCCCTGTCTTCTCGCATGGTTTGTATCAAGATGGATTTAATAATAGGTATTTCGTCTAGATTTGTTACGATTTTATTTTGACTAAATTCTTTCCAAAAATTCCATATATGATCATGTTTTAAATGCACCTCTACGGCACACCCTATAACATAATTCCTACCTTCAAAAGAGTCGACGAGTTCATAATCAATCTGCTCTTCTTTAGCCTCAGAAAACATACACTTCCTTTCTTCTTTCTCATTGCACATTTCATGACAATCCCTATACCTCTGATATAGGTTTTCATCAATAAACATCCTCCTGATTATTGTTATTTTTTTTTTAATTCTGCAAATCTTAAATCAAAGATACCTATAAAGACTCTAGATATTTCTATTACTTCAGTTATTTCAAGAAGGTCAATATCTTCCTCATCTATTTTTTTTCCATTTATAAATGCACTCTCAAAAATCTCCTCAAAAATCTGAAGTAACTCTTGCTGAATATGATCATGCTTAAGAATAAAGCTTAGAGATTCTTTAGATAAGTTTTTTAATTTATTATACTGAATCCTCGTAAAGTTCTCTTTTAATAAAAATCTATAAAGTAAAAAATCACCATCTATTTTTTCAAAACCTTCTTGAATTAAATAATCTTCAAAAATTTTTATCTTTTGCTTAACAGTCAAGATGTTATTTGAGGATTCCTCTTGAGTTTGAATAAAAGACTCATATTCACTTATTTTATAGTTATTAACTCCATCATCTTTTTTTAAAAATGACTTTTTATTTAATATATATTTATCAAATTTACCCTCTTCTTCAAGTGTAAAACCAAGGCTGTTTTTCTTCACGTGGTCAGACCACAAGCTTAATATCTCAGCTTTTGTAAGAATTTTAATTTCACTCTTTTCATCTTCAATTTTTGCATATATTTCAGATGCTTTTTGCTCAATAAATATTTTTTTATTATAAATTTGTTTATCAAGATGATCTGATCCACTTAAAATTCTGTCTCTAATCCTATTCCATTTGCTCATTACAACTCCTGTTAAATAATGTACATCGTCTTAGTTAAATCTATAGCTGGCTCAACTATATCAGCTTGAGACTGTCCAACATTAGCACTTAACATATAAGTTACATAAGATGCTTTATCATTAACTATGTTAGGGTTTTCAGAGTTAACTTGAGAAACTGGAGCATAAATTGCAAAGCCTGGCTTCTGAGCTAATATCATAAAATAAGTATTATTATTGTATTCACTACCTAAAATATAGTCATAAGCTCTAACTTCAACGCTTGTTTTATACACTTGCTTGTATGTACCACAATTACCCTGCATAGACTCTGTAGCTTGCCCTGTAAGCCTTGTCATCTCTCTTTCAAGTGTAAACTTAAAAGAAGAAAGGCATTTATTTGAAGGGTCGCCAAGCGTAACCTGCTTGAAATGAGTAGTTGTCATATCCTTACTATTATCTTCATAAGTCATTGTTCCTGTTGCAGCAACATCATTCCATGTTAATACACTTTTCAATGCAACATCGCCCTGATAGTTAAATTTTAACTTCAATAAATCTCTTTCAGGTGTTTCAAAATCAAGACCAAATCTAACATGAGATATCAGTCTAGCCCCTCTCTGTGTTTCAACATACATGATATATGAATCATCATTTATTATATCTGTATCCCAGTGTGACTGAACTACTATTGTGTCACCATTTTTAGCAGTAACCTTGCTCTTAAGAGTTATAGTGTTAGTAGCTACACTCTCAATCACAGAAATATATCCACCTATTTCAACGAATCTTCCTATATCATCAGATGTAATATTTAGTCCTACCGTATTAATTGTTAAGCTTTTTCTAAAATCGCCATCAATAACATCTGCATTCCCACTGTTTAAAATCTTTTTACCAAAACAAGTCTCGAGAAGGTCAGTGTGAAAAGTGGAAAAACCTGGATAGTGCATCTTTGTAATATTGCCTTCAGGTGTTTCAAATCCAAGAGTTGTTATATCATCCCTTGTGTATTTTGCGAACTGCTCCTGAGTCAGGGGCTCTGTTATCCATGCGTGCTCTGTTATATCTCCAGCTACAGCTAATTGTCTCCATCCGAGCCCACTTGCAGCTAGAATCATCGCATCGGTTATCAAGTCGCCTTCGTCAATAGTGTAACCTAGAGCTGTTGCTAAATCTTTTGTTTTTAATAAAGCAATTCTCATTATTTTTGCATTAAAAGCTGTCATGTATATCCTCCTAACTACAGTTTTGAACTGCTTGTTTTAATTTTAATATTAATATTACCCTTTTTTTATCAGCCTTAGCTGTATTTCTTTTCATTACAACAAAATTTTCCTTCATTAAAGAAAGAAAATCTACTCTTTTCTTTTTATATTTATTTCTCTCAAACACTGCGTGAACAGTAAAAGTGACTTCATCATAATTAGTCATGTCTTCAATTTCAGGTTCATCATCAGAAAAATCCCACTCATTTACAGAGAGAGAGCCATCTTTTGACATTTTAAAACCTATTGTATTAAAAACCTTTTTAAGTTTTTCTTCAAGCTCCTCAGGTATCATAAAATCCAACTCGCCGTTTCGGGCTCTTCAATTTGCTCAGATGAACTTCCATCTTCATTTTCATTAAATTTTTCTCTTGGCTTATAAGTCATCAATAGTTTTTCATAAGCCAAACATGGATTATAAAATTCTTGTTTTATTTCATAATCTGCAACAAGTAGGCACTGTATTTTTATAAAAAGCATTTTCCATAAATCTATTTCATCAATAATGTCATAATAGTTTTCATAAGCACTTAGGTCTGAGTATATCATTTTTATAGCAACTTTATTTAAAGAACTTAATCTGGATTGCTTTAAGTTAGTAGCATCAATCAACACTGCTGCGATTTGAGAAAAGGTAACCTCAGGTTGCAAATAAGATTCCCTTACTACAAGTTTGATATTACCAGGCTTAATTAAATAATGCCCTTCCTCTAAATTAAGTAATTTTACAGTTTTATTATCTGTTCTTTTAACTGTTACAATTCCATCTTCAACAGCATATCCATCTTCATCATAGATTTCTTCAGTTAAAATAATTTTTGTCTTAGTTACATCTATATTATCTACTATAAACTTATAGTAAAAACCATCAAGGTTTATAGATATTGAGTTACCTGGCTCTGTGTCAAAAGCAGTATCAAATAGTATCTTTTTAGAAGACAATATTGTAGCGCTCTGAGGTGTGTTATCCACAATTTCATAATCAGTTTCAGGAGAGAGAGCCTCCAGTGAAGGAAGCTCAACAATGCCAGAAAACTGACTTAAATAAATAAGATCAGTTCCATTTTTAATCATTATACTGCTGCCTGAACTTTAACAACACCATTTCTTAACTTCCAATCAAATGTAAAGATGAAAGTCACATGAAGCCTTAAGTTTCCATCTTCATCAACTCCACTAAAAAATAATGGAGCATCAGTTTCAGAGATAAATTTTAAAGGCATTTCACCAGTAAAGAAGAAAGCATCTCCTGCTGTTGTAGCTGTGTAAGGAACAATAACTGCATCAGTATTCCAGTAATCCAAAAGAGCTTTGTCTAGTTGATTTACAGTTCTACTTTTTTCCATTTCTTCAATCAGATATGTATAAACTGAATTTTCTGCAAAAACAACTTTAGGAGAGTTAAACTGTAATTTATTACCATGATAATCTTTTTGAGCAACCAAGTTATTAACAACAGCTCTAACTGCATCAGCTGCATTTGTAGAGATATCAATCCCTGTTTCAAGATTATCAATATTTAGAAGTGTTGCAGTATTGGCAATAACAACATCACCATAAACTGTATCTGTTGTTGCAGCATTTAGTTTTGCTTCTAAAGCATCCATAACTTTAGTTTTCATCTTTGCAAACATTTCATCTTCAATTATTTTTGCATAACCTTCATCAATAAATCTGTCTGCTGCATCGGAGCCTGATGTTGTAGAATCTGTTACAAGGGATGCGATAAAAACTGATAATTTACCAATATTTCTTCTTGCAATAGAGAATTTTCCACCCCATTCTTGAGTTGTATAAACTTGTTCATGCACAAGTCTTGATGCATTATGATCAACTCCTGTATAAGCACCATTTCCATCAACAAGAGCAATTGTTCCTGTTCCAATTTCCATAGTAAATCTTTTTGTTCTGTTTTCATCAGAGTCTGCATCCTGAATGATATTCATAGCCATAAGTGCAGCATTTACTTCTCTACTTCCAGTAATACCAACCTGATTAATGTAAGCTTGACTTGTTTTGTTAAATAATAGTAACTGTTCTGAGGTAAAAGCAGTTGTAGTCATGATAGACCTCCTTTAAGTGTTAAAAAGCGAATGCGAGGTCTAGCCATTCTTTCCCAACCTAGAAAAGATCTGCATTTGATAAATGATAGATTATTTTTTTAAATTTGTCAAATTTTTTATTTTTTTATTCTTGACTTGGTGTATTATTAGTATCTCCAAACTGCTCAGCCTGCCTCTTCTTTTCATCTGCTAGCTTTTTAGCTTCAGCTTTTGCTTTCTTTTCATCTGCTAGTTTTTTAGCTTTTGCTTTATTTTCACCTGCTAGTTTTTTAGCAACATCTAAGGGATTTATCAAGCTTAATCCTCTAATATCTATAGCTTTTTTAATTGTCTGCAAGGATAGATCATATAAGTCTAGATTTCTTCTAGAAGCATGAGTTGCCTTATTTTTTTGTGCTTTCCATATTATGCCATTTTTCTTAACATCTCTTTCAACTAGCTGAGCACTTTTTGAAAGCTCAGGTTCCCCATCTGCATCAAAAAAGTTTGCTCTCTTGCAGATACCGCTTTCAATAACCTCGTTTATTATTTCATTTTCACAAGCAACATCTATTCTTTTAAAAAGTTTATCCCTTTCACCTTCTTTTTCAATCGCTACTAAAAGTTGTGAGTACTTCCAAACCATAAACATTAACCTACCTTCATAAAAAGCATTCCATTTGCCGTTTGCTTTTTTAACAAAAACAGCTTTAATTTCATCTTCATCTGTAAGCTCGATATAACCCTTTCTAGCAAACTCTTTCAGCTTTCTTGCTCTTAATTTTTCTAACTTGTATTCATCCATATCAGGCAAGAAGACGGTCATGATTTCCCTAGAATGCCCAGGGTACATCCATACTTTTTCCTTCTCTTTTCTTTCCTTGATAACCTCTTTAATATCAACTTTTCTTCTTAACTTTTTAACCATCTTATTTACCTCCATTAAGTCTTTCTTTCATTCTTTTTTCTACATCATTAACCACTTTATCAAAAGGAATTGGGGTGGTGTCAATTTTCTCCCCTTCAGGTCCAGCAGTATTTTTTTTAATTACATCAGAAAAAATATCAATATGTGTGCTTAAATCTTTATTGCTCATTTCAGCAGGATTTAATTTATAATTTTCAAATTTACCTTTCAGGCTTTCATCCTCTGAAATTTTAGACAATAAAGAAGCCTTGCTTTCTTCATCTTTTTTTTGCTCTTGTTCTTTAAGAACAGTTTCTCTGACTGTCAACTCCTGTTCTTTTAATCTCTTTTCATAATCAGCTTTTATCTCAGCTTTGTGAGCTTCCATCTGCTTAATCTGCTCAACTGTAAAGCTAACAGGCTTTGGGTCCTCTGATACAGGTTTTGGGTCTGGATTTGGATTTCCACCACCTCCAACACCTGGATCATTACCTTCAAATAATCTAAATTTTCTTTCAAATAACTTCATCTCTCCTCCTAATTAATTTACTATCCTAATATATCTTGCAACAAATCTTTTAAAGTGCTGATTTACCATTTTAATATAAAAAGGTGTCCATGCTAAAATTAAATAATTTTTATGATCTCTTAAATACCTTAACTTAGCCTTATTGCTAACTCCTTTATACCCGCCCTTTACTCCAATCTTATAAACAATAAAATACTTAGTATTTCTAGCTGGTAGAAAACCTAAAGAGTTTATCATGCTACTCGAATCCTGCATATTTGGGCTCGTTTGTTTTCCATCCTTTATTTTCTTTTTAATTGTAAATTTAGCATAAGGAGTAAAAGGCACATTGTAGGCATTTTTTCCTGCATTTGTATTTAATACAACTCTTAACATTACATCTGCCATTAATTGCCTAGTTGCTTCTTGCAACTCCTTGTAAAAGATATCTTCCATCTTTTGCAGTTTTTCTAGCCCTTTTAATTCTACTTCAGCCATTGTTTACCACTTATCTATATAGAAAAAATCATTAATCTGCATTAAGCCACCTTTTTCAAATAATTTTGTAATTCAACAACTTCTGCTTTAGTCCAATTATTAGTTACTAGATAAGTAGCATGTCTGCAATTATACCCACCACCATAAGACCAAGCAGCGCCAATTTGATTATTTTGCAAAGCTCTCCACTCACCTTCTGTCTTAATCTGCCCTATATAAGTCCTGCAGAATTCTCTTGTAACTGCATCTGAAGGACCAGCATAAATATATCTTTTATTTAATCCAGCTTCTTTTATACTTCTATAAAAATTATTTCTATTTGTTCTATAAATAACAGACTGAGTAGTATATAATCTATTTTTCATACTTGCAATAGGAGTATTTATTTTTCTTGCAATTAACTTAATTAAGTTCTCGTTATCTGTCAAGTTACTAAACTGAGCCATTCTAACTAATCCAACAGCTTCAGGCTCACTAACCTTCATGATCTTTAATATATCAAGCTCTGAAGTTAAAAACCTATTATATTGCTCAAGCTGGTATGAAATAGAAGATGTATTAAAGTCAGAACCTGGATATATTGCCTTTAACTTATCTATATCTTTTTTATATATTTTAAAGAATTTATCCAATAAAACATCTTTTTTTCTATATAAAGCATCTTGGTTATCTTTCCAAAATTCAGCATTATATAATTTATTTACAATAGAAATCTGAGTATCTTTATTTTTCAATGCCTGAGCAATATCTTGAAGCATTAATTTTTCCATGTTATCAACAACTGTTTTCAGTAAAGAATCCATTTTATCAATAGTATCTATTGCTTGTTTATTGTATTTTATTAATGCTTTTGCTTTATTCATTTTACACCTATACAGACTTTTCTAAATCCAAAATAAAAGTATCACCTCTTTTAATCTCTCTTGCAAAAAATATATTATCGATAGGAAATTTTCTAATAATTTTAATAGGCTTTCCTATAACTTTGCATTCCATCTTAACCCAAAAGGCGGTATCTGAAATACTATTCTGGAGGGGCTTGGATAACACCCTTCTTACTTTTAGAGTCACCGTTTTCACTCCCTGTTCTTTCAGTTTCAATAGCTTTAAGTCGCTCTTGTGCTTCACTTTCATTTAAACCCTCCATTTCCATTACCATCATAACTTTAGTAATTGTTCCATTTGCATATCTATAAGTAATATTTTCTTGTCTTTGTTTTTCTGTTTGCTCTTTAGTTAAAGCAGTTTCACCAGGAATCAAATCTGCATAAATAACTTCACTTTCTTTATTTACGATCTTTAGATCCTGTAAAACTTGCTGATCTTCTTCCTCAAACTCTTCCCATTCACCTATTTTGGAATCTCTAACAGTCACAATATTTTCCATTGCTAATATTCTAGCAACTCCACTTTCAACTTTTACATCAGAAAACAATCCATTTATATCAACACCTTCAGCATAAGCAAGCCTTTTAAATGATTTTTCAATAAATTCCATCCACTCAAGCTGGGTTTTCCCATCCCCTAAATCCAGTGTTGACAAAGTATTATTTTGTCCATCTTCAGATCTTTTTAAGTCAGGAACATCAAATAAACCTAGCTGCTTAACCAGTTCTTTCCATTTTGGAGCACTCAACATAGTTGAACCATATATTTGCTTCAAAAAGTTTCTTCTAGCTGATATATCACCCCAAGCAACACCGCCAGCAAGGACACATTCCATAATTATCAATGGAGATAAAACAGGAGTTGAATTGTCCTTTCCTATCAATGTAAATGGTAAAACTTCATAATTTGACTGATCCTTGTCAAGCAAGTCTGAAGTTAAAACTTTAGGTAATAAATCCCAGTCTTCAGCTATAACTTTATATATTTTACCAGCTTTCCATATTTTAAAATTATATAAAATAGCTTTTTGATCTTTATTAATATCTGCACTTTTACCAACTTTTACAATAGTGTACAATACATCATTGTTCACGTCTTCAACTTGAATGAATTCTGAAGCATGCAAAGCCTTAAACTTTTCTTTTCCATTAATATTATAAGTCCAAAACAGAGCTCTGGCATTTAAGTTGTAATATTGTTCTAATTTACCTATTTCTCTTTTTCTTCTCTTAATCCATTTCTTTTTTTCCCATTCTGGATAAGAAACATCTTTAGAGTAAATATTTGAACCTGATCTAACAAAAGTCTTTGTTGTGTTTTCTTGTATCAAATCCATATTTTTTTTATTTTTATAATATCTTTTTGCAATATAATTTGCTAGATCCTGTGACTGTTTACCATTAAGAAATCTTTTATCAGCCTCGAAAATAGATGGGTTGTAAGGTAAAATCATGTATTCACTTTCCTCTTCCTTCTTTATATTTCTAGGATTAACTTCTACTCCAGTACTTAACCCATTCTTACCTTTACTAATAACCATAATCAACATCTCCATTTACAATTTCAAGTATAGATTTATTAAGATGAAACAAAGGAGCAATCATTGCTTCAGCAGGGTGACTCATCTCTTTTTGTCTTTCATCACTGTATTTTTCGCCATATATATAACTCATAGCGAACCATTTATTCTTTTCATCAACTGTTACTTTATTAACTTCTTCACCGCTTTCATCAATTTCTGTTTGTCTAAACATTTCATTTACAACTAATAACTGGTCATCCATGTCTCTATTAGAAACATTTATAACTCTTATGTTAACTTTTCTAAATGCAGACATCCAGCCAGAGCCAGCTGTTCCATAAGCTTTAACTGAATTTTCTGCAAATATAGTAAACTTACCATATTTATTTTTTAAAGAATCAATCCAGCTAACCATAGAACCCTTATTAAATATTTCAACCGGTAAGATATACCAACAACCATACTCATCAATTATAATAGGGCAAGCAGCAGCTGTTTTATGCCCACCTGGATCAAAACCCATTAATACATCACAGTATTTAAAATCATCAACTTCAAGTTCATCAAAATGATCTGGAGTCAGTGAATAAAAGCTTCTATCAGGAGAACCTGCATCAAGGTCTGCTTTTAGTTCATTTGCAATCCTGATAGGGTCATGAAAAAATCTTGATGATTCAATGTCAAAATAATCACTCTTTCCACTTTTCAAAGGATGATCTAAGTATGTATTTCTAAAGGAAAATGATTTTATTCCAGGATATTTTTTTTCAAATATTTTAAATGTTTCTTGCCATGCTTTTAAATATCCAATACCACTCTTTAGAAAGCTTAAAAAATCAGTCCATAAAGTTCTTAATTCGTGATTTTCAAGCATTTGTGCACCACGTATTATTTCTCTAAAACCTGCATCAGTAGTTGACTTTAGAGTCCCTGCATAACATACATTAGTAGCAGCCATCGTTACAGCTCCTTTTGTATCACTAATCTTTTTATCTGCTCCAGCTTCATCTTTAAAAGCACCTGTTACTCTTCCTTGCCTTCCAGGGTCACTTCCCGATGAAGCCCCTTTTATTCCTGAATGTGGAGTTTCATAAAAAGAAAGGAATTTATCATCATAAAAGTTTTTAGCTGAATATATAACAGTTTGCTCAATAAGAGCCCTTCCTCTTCCCATATTAGTTTGAGTTCTATCTTTGTTTTTATCTACATCAGTTTCAACTCTAGATAAAAATAAAACTTCTCTACCTCTATGATGAAGCAAAGACATTATTTCTCCTGATATTATTGTAAAACTTAAACCCACATCTCTGCTTTTCCAGTAGGCAAGTGAATATCTAAGATAGAACTCCCATATAACCACTTGATACCAAAATGCAGTAAATCTAACAAAAGGATTTTTAGTATTTCCTGGAAGCTCTCCAATATTCTCCTTGTACCAATCGCCAGAAAATTTTCTTTGGTCAACAGATGTAATGTTTAAATTAACAAATAAAATAAAATCAAATTCTCTATCCATGTATTCATGATATTCTTTTGCAAAAGATTTATCTTTATAATATTCAATTAAAAAAGATTTCCTTAAGGCAACAACCTTGCCTTGATAATCTTTCATGAAGATAACTAATCTTTTTTCATAACTATATTCATCTTTAAATTCATTTTCTACATCTATACTTAAATGATGAAATAATTTTAAAAATCTTTGGAATTTAGAAGTCTTCATTCATAATCCTTTTCTCTAGTTCTGAAATATCATCTGCATGTACATTACCTATGTCAACTTTATCTTTCTTTTCTTCAACTTGCTTATCTTGCCTTCTGAAGTTTTTAGGATCAAAATTTGCAAGAGTAAATATAATTGCAGTATCTGAAGCTTGGATATATTTTTTAGTTTCAAGCTTTTCTATCTTACCATTTACAATAACTTCTTTATACTCAAAAACATATTTACCCTGTGTTCTTTCTATCAAACTATTCTTAACAATTGCAACTAATTTCTTTTTACTCTTTTTTAGGGTGTTCGAAAAGTCCGATTTATCCTTGTCTTTTTTCCATTTATAAAAGGTTGATCTTGATATTTGTAAATACTCTATCAATTGATTTTCGCTATAGCCTTCAACCTCTATCAGATAAGCTATCTCTTTTAAATCAATATCATCATATTTAGCCAAATCAAACCCCTTATATTAACTTACCCATACATGAGTTACATAAGCAATCATGTATCTCAACATCTTTTTTACTTTCTACTTCACACCAAAAACCCTCAAGATCCCAGTAAGCCAAATCACTTAAAGGGAATGTCAAACCACAATCTTCACAATCATACTCATCCATACTAAACCCCTAAATCTTCAGATAAAGA